CTCCTTTTAGGTTTTGTTGGACTAATACTAAAGTCCAACTACAACGCCACAGATAAGAACACTGACGTATACGGTGATGAGAACGATTGCGGTGATGAGAACGATTTCAATAGTAGTCATTTTGATTTCCTCGTGTAACCTCGTTGCGATGGTTCTATTATAACACGGAACCCGAATAAATTTTCACTCGTGTCGTTCATGATCCCAGATATTTTCCGGTGGCTCATACTGTCGTAGATGCTCAGCCTGAATTTCACAGAGGAGCATCAGAACATGTTTTGGGAAGCCGCGTGCCAGGGTTCCACGATCTTCCCTAGCCCCGATGATAAGACCCCTGAGATAGTCGTGTAGCTCAGGTGTACACCACATGATATCAATCTTCTTGGCGATCCTAAACCACCTGCCCGAATCAATTGTATTCAACCGATTGAGACTAAGACACTTGTTCAACTTCAACTCCATTCTGGGTCAACAGATCAATCCCAACAGTATTCCGATATTGTGACCTATAATAGACCTTCTTGATGCCAATGGTCAGTAGAGCCTTGGAACATTCAAAGCACGGGCTATGTGTAATGAAAAAATCCGCGCCCTTGCCAGATTCTCCGTCCCTAGCAAGTTTCAACACAGTATTCATTTCCGCGTGAATAACATTGGCATTAGTACGTTGCTTCATGACCTTGATGTATATATCACCATCATTTGTCGGTACATGTTCAATATCCTCATACAGTTCTTCACAGACATTAGACATACCTGGTGGGGTACCATTATATCCAACCGAAAGGATCCGATGGTCTCTGACTATAACTGCACCAACTTTCAATCTTTCTGCATAGGATTGTTTAGCCATGACCTCGGCTATTTCCATGTACATTCGGATATGTTTTTCCTTCATGAGACAAAATACCCCACGGAGCGCAGCGCACCAAATGTCAAGTTAGGGTATAGTTCATTCAGCTTCTGTTCCTTGATTGCCACAAGAATCTCGGCTTCAGCCTTGCTGACACTTTCCAGAGCACCAATGAAGGCTCGCTCACGCAAAAGTGATTTAATATCTTCCCTATAGAAAGCATCGACCTTGCGTGCAATCTGCCAGAACTGACCTGCCGTCTGGGACTCATGTAAACTATTGATATTATACGGTGGAACACCCGATGGGAGATTAAATCTCCGATCTGGATAGTATGCAGCCTCCATTAGATTCCGTAGATACTTGTTCCCAGAATGTTGTTTGATTGATTCGATGTTCTTATTTGCTGCATCGAGGATTTCTTTAATACTGCTCATTTAGACCTTAAACTTATGGATATCATTCAAAAGTAACCTCATGCGATGATGCATCAGATACTGCATAACTAGATTTAGATCACGGATCGGTTGACATTGTTTATAATCAGCAATGATTTCTTCCTGTATATCCTTGGGAATACACTCGAAGTCTACCAATGTCTTGTTTCGTTGAAAGTTTCTGGCTTCCTCTTCGGTAAACTGACCAGATTCCAATCGTTGAATTAGTTTAGCCGTGATCGGTTTGGCTCGACCTTCTCCGTTGACGAACCATGTATCTGGGCTGAGAATTGATGGTACCCCGTCCCCACTATCACCACGGATACATTTCTCGAACAGAAAATTCTTCGGTGGTTTCTCGACAAACTTTTTCATGATCGGATTCCACTGTCTGACATTCTCGATCACATGAAGTTGTTTATAGTCTCCATCACTAGAGACAATCAATGTTTCTGGAGATTCTTCAATCAGACCAGAGGTGACCTTCTCGTACTCAGCAATATACTTCGTCAGTACAGCTATAACATCATCGCCCTCTGCTCGATTATGCCGAATGACCCTAAATGGAAACACGGTCCGTAGATCGGTCAGAAACTCATATGCAAACCCAAAGATCAGTTTCCAATCAGTCTTTGATTCTTCCCTATCTTTCTTCCGATGTTGTTTGTAGTAGGGAAAATAATCTTTGCGCCAGTTCTTTGAGCCATCGGCACAGATAACCAGTTCCCCATAGGTCGGGCTGAACTTCTCTTTGAACCCCAGCAGTGTAGTCAGAACAGAGTGTCGAAGGATATTAACAGCTTTCTCGGTATCCTTGTTCTTGTTGAAGTCATCGCCAAAAACCAGGGCTGCTGCTACGACCACCTGTGTATAGTCAATCAATATCATTTTGTGAATGCCGCTAGAATAATAGTGTCCTCGTTTAGACGCCCAGTGGGTGTCCCGTGAACTGTCTTTAGGGTTTTAAGATACTGATCGTGACTGATCCGACCTTTGCCGTTCAGTTCCTTGAGTGCCCCTGGTTTCCGAATACCGAGTTGAGTGGATTTAGTTGGATCAAAGTTCAGTAGAGTAGTACCACGAACAGAGATTGTCTCACCCTGTACTGCCACATATTTCTGTAACCGCTTGTACTTGGTATTATAACACCAGACCTCGATTGTGCCTAGCATACGAACCGGGGGAATTGATTTTAACCCAAGTTCAGGGCTATCTGGCTTATACTTGACACTAGCCACGATCTTGGCTGGAGGAACTTCTTTCTTGGCTTTGACTCGAGGCTGAGAGACCTTCTGATTCTGTCCTAGCTCCTGAACAAACTGCTCATATGTAGCCAAAACCCTTTTTAGCTCGGGTTTCTTGAAATTGGAATAGCCTTCGGTCAGCTGCTTATCTGTACCAGATAGAGTTAATGTCAGTTCTTGAATCATCTTTTCTAGCCGGGGTACAACAAGTTTTGTCACGGCTGTATTAGCGCGCAGTTTCTTCAGCGCCAGGAGATTTGGGGTGTTATCACGGTCAATGGTATAATCATCAATCATTGAATTGAATTCTGCCATCAGTTGTGTAGCAGATTCCTCGTTTCGATCTTCGGCGGTAATACGGACAACCGGCGAGGTATCCTCATCCCTCTTGACTGCAGCCTTAGCCGCATTGGACTTGGCCAATTCCAGAATTCGGTCCAGTTCGGACTGAATGAACTTTTCCTCGGACTCGGCTAGTGTATTACCATTTGCTCGAATCCGAATCAGGGTCCCAATCTGGCGAAACTCACGATCATGGACTGAGTCCAGGAGCCCGCGTTCCTTCTTGAATTCGTTTAGTGTCCATGTTCGTTTTGCTTTACCATCAACCTCGACGTTATACCAGTTCAGGGCTCGTACCAGTGAAGTAGTATAGTCCATCGGGTTGATGGTAGGTTCGCCATGATGCTTGAGCATCCGGCTGGTCTTGGCTCGAATCTTGGTCTCTGTCATTTCAACTCCATGTTGCTATGGTTCCATTATAACACAGGACCAGAATAAAATCAGGATGTCCGATTAAAATTTTCTAGACCGAAGAATGATAGAAATAGTCCAAATAGGAACATCGGGTTCAAAAGTAGTAGCATCATAGGAATTTCTCCAGTTCTGGTGGTTTGTAGTTCGGACCCTTCTTAACCTTGCCGTTCTCATCTCGGATAACGGCAAGAGTCCCATCTGGTTTCAAGTCATATTTACTGAGGTTGCTCTGACCGACCTCGTTGGCTGCACCCTGAACATCCGCGCCAATGGCGTATGCCCCACCCAGAGAAACTACGGCTAGATCAATAAACCCATCAAGACATTCTACACGATCCATCTTAGCCACATCAGCATCAAAGTCGCCTTCCTTGAACCGCTTAGACCATAGATCAAGGGAATCCGTCATGATACGAAATGCCTTCCGATCATTCAGTGACTCAATGACTTCAGCTAGTTCCTCTAGACACAGACCAATATAGAGTGCTGCTTTCCGCTCATCGAACTCGTTTTTTGTCCCGGCAATCCGATTGAACTCACATACCTGTTGTACAAAATCCGTCATTGTTGTTCTCCAAAGATCTGCTCGTAACACGATTTCAGAACATGATGCTCAGTTGATACAGCATGGAAATTCTGACGATGATAGATTCGTGCAATCTGCCGAAGGATTTTCTTGTCCACCTCGTGTTCTTCCGCGAAGGTCTTGATAGCCTCGCGTTGAAAATCACGTTCACCCTCAACTCGGGTCATACTAGCACTCAGTTCCCCACAGAAACTCCGTAGTGCCTTTTTACCTTCTTCGCTCAAGTGCTCAAGATGCATGATTGCTCCATTTTGATTAAGTGTGCAACAGTTACGCTGCGCCATTCAAGAATATCTAGATCAAACACATGTACGTATGTCTGACCATCCTTAATTTCAGTCGACTTTTTTGGTGCCTTTTCCGATGGTACATGATCACTCATTCTGGTAGCACACATTTTCCTGAC